ATCAACAGGACAATCGATGCGATTCACTATGGCCTGTTTAACGTTTGGAATTCCTCTTATGAGAGGAAAATCTATGCTGTAGACGTAAGACTGACTGCTCGTCCTCGTCACGTCTACGTCAAAGATCTCGTACTTTACGAAATCCTGGTTCATGTCTATCTTGTAAACGTCGTCCCTGTAAAGAACGTCCTCAAAACTTAAGAAGGATTCGCTCAAAGACGGAAGAAGAAGGTAATCGCCGTTAACAAGCACCTTGTATTTTCTCTCGGAAATCATCGTGTACGTGTACTTCGTCTGTACAGAAGTCAGATCGTTCGTGTCGTAGTAAAAATTCGTGAACATGGCGGACTTTCTCTCGTCTATGTCTCCAACGTTAACGGTATTCGTGCCGCCTATGAAGAACACCTTGTCTGCCTCCGTCCAAGCGAAAGAAAGAGAGGCAAACTCGGAAACGTATTCCAAATATATGTTCCTGATGGAAGTCATACATTTCGTCCAAAAATCCGTCTCTTCATCTGCCCTAAACCTCTCGAGACCAGCGTACCTGTCCAATATCTCAAGAGTTAAATTGTAAGGATTTAATATTTCAAATATGGTATCCTGTACAATATTATAAGTCGTACCTTTCTCTATCGCAGAAATGAAATAATACTCTATGTTGCTACCGAGAATAGTGGTTCCTGTGTCATTATTGCCTTCGGCCGTGACCCCGAACAGAGCGTAAAGATTCTCCGAATAGACGTCTTTCAAAAGAACCACAAAAAACCTTCTGTTATTCAACACACCGACAATGTTATCCTGTTTCAATTTAAAATCAGGAAGATCGGTCGTATATCCTTCTGAGTTCGTCGTACCAGAAAACAAAGGAAGAACCGCCGTCGCTCCCGTATCGTTTGGAGCAAAATTGTACTTGTAATTTTGAATGAATTCGTCTCTACCTATCGTGTTTATGACGTAATCGTGTTGGAACAAGGCGAAAGAACCTATGTAGTCAGTTATTTGTTGAGGAGTCGAAGTCCACAAAGGATAGTAGGTTATGATGTAAGGATCTTCTATCCCGTTGAGAGAAGCTATTATGGACTTGTAGTTTTTAAAAGTCTCATTCTCTTCTTTCGCGTAAGAATCTATCAGGTTCTCTATCGTATCTCCCTCTTTGATCTTTATTTTCCTTATGGATTTAAAACTCGAAGAGTTCAAGAACTGTTCTACAGAACTAAACTGTATCTCAAAATTAAGTTTTCCAGCATAATTCCTTGGAACTACCAACAGATAATAAGTTTCAGACTGTTTTATTATAACATTGTCCTTCCTTTCAAAATCCGTGGAAAGATACGCGTTAAACACCTTTATGTTGTAATTGGACAGCGGTTCGTCAAAAGTTATCGCGTAAGCATCGGAAAAGAACTTGTTAAAGGAAGTGGTGCTGTACGCCATGTCCCTTTTGTCCTTACCGTACAAGAACAAATTGTTAGAATCTATCTTTTTGATATCCATGTTCGGAAGATTGAACAAAGAATTTCTCAATCCGAACACGTCAGAACTAAACCTTGCCCAGGCGTCTTTGTCGACCTGAATGTTCCCCTGGTTTTCTAAAGAGGTCAAATCCCTTCTGAATTTTTCTTCGTTATAAAAAGACTGGGTCTGGTTACAAGCTCCGTTAAGACTCTGCTTCAAGTTCTTTATGTTGACCTGCAGTTCGAAAAAAGCCTCACCGTTACCTATCTCTTTGATCTTCTGTTGAAGAATGTTGGCCGCGTTGACCATCTGTGTCATGGACTTTATAAGAATCAGAAGAGAATCCAACCTTGTCACGCTGTCTATCCTTGACAAAACATTCGTCTCTATAGCAGTTATTCCTTCAGTAACGGACGTGCCCAAAGAGATTATGTCGTCTGCGACTCCTATCGTGGCGTCAAAGTAATTAGAGAGAGATTCGTTTACTCCGCGGATGACACTAGAAACAATTTTTTTAGTTTCCTGTAGGTTCTTGCTTATGTTCCTTGCTGCCTGAAGAAAATTAAGTTGCGGAGCCATAGGACTATTAGAATCACGAATCGGAATATCTATACTCTCGCCCTCGACTATGAAACTAAGGTTGTATCTATAAAGATTTGGCTGAGCCTTACTCCTAAAAAACTTATCAGATCTCAGTATAACCTCATAAGCTATGAAATTATGAGAATCTATCAACCTTACTTTCTTAACTTTGTTCATATTTTCTGGACTATATTTTTCCTTAAAATCAGCAGATTTTAGTCCAAAAATATTCTCACCCTTAATGGCTTGAACCAAAGAGTAGAGGTCCAAATAACTCCTCTTACCATATTTCCAATCTTCTTGGACCCATGAAGCGAGAGAACTCGAAACATTGTTTTCAGGAGTCATAACCCTGAACCCAGTATGACCAGAAATGTTTATCGTCTTCAGACCTCTGCCCAAATTCTGAAACACCTTCTCTCCGTAAGTGAATATTACGCCCACTCTGTTTTGTTGATCTATGGAAACTTCTTCCGGGTTTATAGGGAATGAGAATCTTACAGGATTCTTGTCTTTCGGGTCTCCAAAGTCGACCTCAAGAACGAACAGTCTTTCCTTGTTCTCTACGCCGGTCGGCTTAGATATGTCTATCTGGAAAGGACTCGGTATGTACTCGTCTATTATGGCCATGATATTTCCTAAGGACAACCTAATTCAGATTTTTTGGCCTCGTAAGCAGAAGTCACAAGATCTGAGGCGGCGTTTACCTCGTCAATTTGAGCAGTGTATTTATCGTACGGTGTTTTAAAGGCCTTTATTATTTCTTTCAAACAGTTAAACATGGCAACAGAAGAACCTCCGCCTATGTCAAAAAGAGCGACTGGTTCCAATATAAGCATTTGTTCGTTCATTTTTGCCAACATCTCTTCTGTAGAAGCAGATATTTCCGCATTCAAAGCAGTCAGTTCTTCGCAAGATTTCGCTCCTTGAATTCTTGTCGTCATAGAATCAAAATAAGCAGACATTTTTATCCTCCATTAACCTATGCCAACTACTATTCCGTCTTGTACGGTTACAACAGCACCAGAAATGGTAGCGAAAATACCAGAAACACCAGAACCAACCTTGATGTGGTTGTTCGTTATGACGTACCCGTCAACGTTTACTTTTGTTCCAACAGACACATTAACATTAGTTCCAGCAGATACATTAACGTTAACTGCAGAAGTAATGTTCACATCTTTCGATGCATTCACGGTCACCTCACCAGACGGTGTCATCGTAAGAGTGGCCTTATCTCCTTCGGTACTTACAATCACGTTTCCTTCGGAATCAAGAGTGACCTTCTGGCCGTTGTAATGACGAATAAAGATACCGTTTTCTGCCGCATCAGACCTTTTTTTCACCTCAAACCCGGGGGCATAAACCGGTAAAAACGCCTTGTCGGCTATAAGATCCGTATCATCCTTTCCTATCTTAAAATAAATTCCAGAAGGATGATAAAAAAACGTAGTTCCATCAGCTCTTATTAAAGATATGACGTCCGACTCGTGCCTAGAAATCTTAAGACCGTACTCTACCATGGTCAACTCGTTCTGTCTAGCGGGAAGGAAACCAACACACACGGCAGTACTAAAGTCTGTTCCCGTATAAGCACACAGTGCCCACATATCAAATTTCTTCGTATTTACCACCATGTTTTTGGAATCATTGACAAAAGAAGGACAGTACTTTTCTCCGTAACTATAAGAAGTAGGCATAGCACAAGAAACAATTACATCATACATGTAAGAATCGTCATCTACTTTCCAAACATCAATGGTGTTCATAGAAGGATTCACATTTATGACCCCACACATAAAAATGCTCCTGTTAGGCTGTTCTATACCACTATAAAAATTTAAATTATTCATTTGCCCTCTGTAACATTAGTCCTATTCATGCTTAACATGGTAGAAAACAAAGACGAATTAAAATCAAAACGATGATTAACACTCTGAACGTAACCTGTAATATTAAAATTAGAAACATCAGAAGAATCATTCTCGGACGTTGACAAATTCATTCCGGGATATAAGTCTAAATTAACCGGCAAACCCACTGTCCCAACAAAAAGATGCTCGTTATTCCTATAAGCCCTCGCAACAACGTAATTTAACGAAGAAACAAATTTATTTATTATGTCACCAGATTTTGTCTTCAATCGTTCGAGTTCTTTGTTTGTTTCTCCTGGTCTAAAAGAATCAACAATTCTCTGCAGATTAACATTAAATTGTTTCTCTACCATCCTCTTGTGTTTATCAATAATAGCTTTCTTGAGAGTATCCGAAATCTTAGCTGTATTTATGAAAGACAAATCAACAACTCTGTTAGGATCATTCATCATATCATCTGTTCCGGTAATAGCTTCACCAACCGGACCTTCACTGCGAGAACCAAACGCCTTAATATAACCAGATTTTTCCAAAGAAGCAATGAGATATTTAGTAAAATGATCCAAATGATTAAAAAAATTCCACCTTAATTCTATCTCTTTAAGACCAAAAAACGATATGTCTCCGGACATGAACTTGCTCTTGTCATCCGAATAATTAAACAAAAAGATAGGATTATAAAACTTATAGTCACTAATATCAAATTCCACGTCAAGGGCCGCGTTCTGTACCGTAATGTAATCCTTGAACCTCTTCTTCTTGCCCTCTACGTCCTGTATTCCTTTTTGTTTGTCTATCTTTGTCATGCCTATGTTTTCTTCAAGATTGGCAAAAGCAAAAAGTCTTCCTTCTATCCTATACACGCCGGCGTCTACAACCGGAGTTGTCCATATTAGGTTGACGACGTCATTAGATCTTTTGGAAAATCCCTTGGAAATTATCGTAGACCTATCAAGATACTGAGTAGAATAAAATTTTTCAACAATCTTCTGCGCGTCCTCGTCAGAAGTCAAAAGCTTATTAATGTCAATTTTTTTAATGGTCTCTTTTAGAGTCTCCTTTTTCGAAAGGTACTCGATGACAGGTTGCAATGATTTTTTTATCCTGCTGTTAAGTTCAGAAAAACCGAGCTGTTTCACATTATCAAAACCAAAATCTAACTCTTTAACGTTAATGACGTTGTAAGTTCCTATCATTTCGTCAGGATTCTTCTTGTCATCAGACGTCAACCTAACACTGCCGTTTTGAAAATCGTAAAACGGTGTCATCCTTATCATAAAATTGTAAGACTCTTTCGTCTCAAAAATGTTGAACTCGAAGAACGGTTCCGGGTAAAGATACTTGAAAAAATCGAACGCCGTCGTCTGGTGCTGCTTGTAAGTTATGAGAGTCATAGACTGAGAGGCCAATAAAGATTCCTCGTCAAAAGAGAACGGCAAAAATATTCTAAAGTTTTTAAATATAGGTTTGCTCTCGTCAACACCTATCTTGTTGAGCATAGGAACGTAGAACTTCTTTAGAAAAAAAGCGAACATTATGAATGCGAATTCATTTGGAGTGAAGAACTGACTTATCAAAAAATCGTCATCAGAAAAGACCTCGTTAAAGTTCAATAACCTGAACGTAGGTTCAAACTGTTGAAGCACGTCAAAGAACGTAATGTTCTTCGTAAAGAAAGTAGTCTTGAAAAGGTGAGCAAAATCCGCTATCACAACAAGAATTGAAGAGCCGGGGCTCTCTCCAAGATCGTCCGTCTTGGTCACATTAATCACGAAACCGGAAAAATACATGTCTTTCGGTATCATTCCTCCTTCGTCAACACTAACCTCTAATTTTACGTAATTAAATAACGTTAGGAACGACTCTATACCGCTCCTTTTGTAAGCCTTGTTTTTGAACATCTGTAACTGTACCGTGTTATTAAGCTGAAGGTCTCTGTTTATAGAAACATTGGAAATATAAGTAAAATCGTTCTCGTTAACAAGTTTTCTATCGGTCCTAGTATCAAAGAACTCCATCTTAAATTTTTTAATATTCTGAATCATTATCTACCCGTGTAAGGATTTACTTTACCAGGAGAAGGTGGAGCATCTAATCTTACAGGGTTTCCACCAGTCGTAGATCCTAAAGGAATATATCCACGAGGAAGACCTCCTGGTTGAGCAAATGGAGCAAACGACAGATCTCTATTGTTATCAAAATAATCCTTAATTAACTTCATCGCGCCTATCATTCCGTTAGTAATTTCCACCATTGCGTCTGTATAATTTGTTCGAACATCAATTATGTTTTTTATAGCTGCGGCTTCTAAATCCCAATTCGCTTGAGTGTCTCTTATGTATTTGTCAAACATCTCAGCTCTATTCACAAAAAGATCATTTTCCCTTTTGTATTGGTTCACAAGAGAGGCTTCTCTTTCTGAAATAGCATTCTCTGACACTATCTCTCCTCCACCGCTAGTCTGTTGTAAAGTCTGAATAACGCCGGTATTAGTAAGTTGCATGTTTGGTCTTACGGCTCCTCCAGTACGAGCAGACATGAGAACTCTTTGGGCAGAAGATCCGCCCAGTTGGTTTGCCATGGCCACAGAATATCTGTCCGCAGTTTTTGTTCCCTTGAATCCAGACTGCGCATCAGCCATGAAATCCATAATACTTCCATTTGGATTAACAGATTTCCAAAGACTGTACGCCATCATCTGACCGGCTTCGGATCCGGTTGCAGAAGCACCCATTCCTTCTTGAAAATTGGTTACTAAACCTACTGCTAATGCTGGATTAAACCTTGCAAGTTCAGTAGACATCAATCCTTTGTCTAACTTATCCTGAGAAAATTGCGTACCGTAAAGTCTCGTAGAAGTTCTAAGAGAAATCATGGCACCGGCAGCTTCGCCAGAAAAAGTTCCAAGTTGTCTAGCCGCCTGTTTTACTTGATCAGAAGTAAACCCGGCACGAACCCCGCCGGAAATAGCAACTGCAAGTTCCTGGGCGGTTCCGTATATTCCGGCTTTAGCTCCAGATATGAGATCCGTTCCTTGATCTTTCATCAGAGCATTATAACCTCTAACTCCTCCGGCACCATAAGCAGTCATAAGGGTCCCACCAAGTTCGTTAATGCCCATACCAAGTTGCGTTGCCATACCAGTCGGATTAAAAACCTGTCCCCAATTTTTCTCGCCTATAAACCTTCTCAATAAAGCGGCCTGAGTTCCTGCTTCCGGCATTCTTGTAAAATCACCTAGTTGCATTAGCTGGTCTTCACGAATTTGAGTAGATATTCCTGCCCTAACAAAAGCAGGATTTTCCCAATACTGTTCTTGTCTAGTCCTAGCTCTCGCCTGACCCAGTTGTCCACCTATCCAAGAACCTAAACCGGCTCCTGCGCCCATCATGACCATTCCGGGTGCAGTTAAAATACCTCCTGAACCCAAAGCAAGACCAGCTCCAGCAATAAGACCAACAGCAGAACCTATAGCTCTTCCTGTCATCTCCGTCTGACGAACATTATCTGCTAATCTTTGATTTAAAAGAATAAAATGAGGACCAAGAGTTTCAATTGCTTTATTTGTCTGGTATTCTAACTCTAATTGTCTTGAGTACTGGTAAGAAGCAGCTATGCCTTGGGCACCAGTTTGACCTAATCTGGCGGCATGTAAAGCAGCATTGTACTGATCAGGAGGCGTTCCCATAATCTATCCTTTAAAGTTCTTCCCAGTCATCTTTTTTCTTGATAAGAGAATCCAAGTCTATGTCTTCTCCAGACTCTATCTTTTCCATAGTATCGTCATCGGTCTCGAACAGTTCCGCATTATCTTTCGCAAGAACCTCTTCTTTTCTCTGTTTATCCAAGGTTTTTTGAGCTTCGTCTTCGGCCTTGTTTTGAAGCATGAGGTCGAAAAGAATTTCATCGTCGGTCATGTCCAGAAACCTGGAATCAAGAGGTGCTAAGTTGTACTTTTTTCTAAAGAAGAGACGGTGACGGAAGTACTCATACTCCTCTGCCACCCGTTTTTTGAGATCTTCGTAATGGACCTCGTCCTCAAATTCGGGAGAATCAAAATCGACGAACTCCATCACCTCGGCGCTAAAAATCTTTTTAAGTTTTAACTGCCGCCTTTGGATTCTCTCCGCGAAAAAACACGAATTTTTCGTAATCGGCGTACATGTCTATGACAGTGTCCCAATCATCGGAGTCTAAGGATAAAAAATCTAGATCAGCCGGTTTGTTCACGATCACCGAATTTAACGTAGAAATCTTGAAAGCCAAACCTTCCGAAGTTGGATCCAAAGTAGGAAACCCGCCCTTTAGGGTCGCAGTCTGTTGGCCTATCTTTATCTGATCGCCGATCGTTGGCTTTTTATATTGGACAGAATATTCTTTACCGTTCAGTTTGTAAGTAAAATTTTGCGAAACTTTTGTGGTCATAACGATACCTCGTGTTGTTTAATTATGCTGTTGCTGGTTGAAACCCCGGAGCCGTTCCGGCTGTTACGGTCGTAGAAAGAAGAGAACAGTTATGGGCCACGATGGTGTGCTTCCTGATGGAAACCGTACCGCTAGCAAATATACAATTCTCGTACTGCCTTATCGTCTGGCCAGAGACCTTATCTATGATCTGCACTATGAAAGGATTCGAAGCAAGATACGATTGAACGTCTCCCGGGAAAACGCCTACCGAAAACAAAGAGTCCTTCTTGAGAGACATGGAATCGCATGCAAGGTTTATCCTCTGCATCGTCGGAACGTACTCTATCACGCTCGGATTTCCTACCCCAGAAGCGGCCTCAGGAGAATAATCCTCAGAAGCCGTCAGGTTCTGCAACAGGCCGACAGGCTTGTTGTTAATCATGACAACGATAGTATTGCCACTATAAACTTTTTGTGGAATAGCCATTTATGTATTCTCCTTAAATGGTTGCTTTAAATATTGTGGCATGGATTGTCACAAGAATGTAGTTGATAGGAAGTACCGGCGAACATTCGAACGAAACTCTCACCGTATCCCCGTCTGCACTAAGAACTATGTTCCTGTAAGCAGGATAAGAAGTGGTTCCGACGATCACAGTCTCTTCCACGAGACCGTTAAGAACTGAGATCAAAGAACCCTTTATCGTCTCCAACATGTACGGAGAATTCTTCCTTCCTATGAATTGGGTGAGGTTGGCCCTACAGTTCTTAGCAACGTAATTCGTGACCAGCCTGACAGAAATTTCTTTCCTGTTATAGTTATCGTCGGAGATCCAAGAGGTTATTCCCTGGACCACTTTATACCCTATTCCTCTGACCCTCTCTATGGTAAGAACTCCGTTATCTATGAGCTGCAGAATCTCCGTATTCTTGTAATTCGTAGAAAGTTCGGTGATTCCGGAAAGAGTCTTATTCGTAATAGGTTCACCGACCGGGTAATTGGCAATCATTCCAGCAATCGAAGCCGCCGTATAAGTACCGTTCCAAGTCTTCAAAACTCCCTTGAGGTCGTAGAACTTAAGACGAGGAGAACAAACGATGACGTAAGGAGAGTTTATCTGCGCCGCGTTACCCATGGTAGTCGAAACGCTATCATCGTTTGTGTCCATGTGGAAACCTACAAGTCCCATCCTCTCTTCGGACTTTATTTCGGACATCGTCTTGCAGTGCTCGTACACGTACTGCGCGACAGCTCCCATTCTTATGGTCATATTGGCTGCCGTGTCGGTCCACACCAGATAGTTGTCAACTATCGGAACAATGAGATCGAGATCGAGATCCTCGTAAACCTGCGCCAAAACGCCCTGGTAAGACGTGGCATCGATCGTAGGAGTCGTACCGTAATTTCCACCAGTCAGAGTAAAAGGACCACCGCTGTTCAACACCGTGACAAGAAGCTTGTCGACAGGAGTCGTGAAAGCATCCGGTGTGGTCAGGACTGCGGTGACGTAAGGTTGGGTGGAAGAATTCAACCAATCGTAGGCTGCCTTTATGGTGTTAGAAAGATAACCGCTGGTACTAGTAGCGATGATAAAAGAACCGGAATCCAGTTGAACTCCTGGAACCGAGTTGTTCACGACGGTCAGGGTCACTCCGGTAATAGGTGCCGGTAACGCTACTGCCAAAGCAGCTTCTACCGCCGTCTTGAGGTCCGTCATGTTGGAATAAGAAACAAGATTTATAGGAATAATGGAAGACACGGTGTCTTCCGCGGAAAGCTTGTAAACGCCGGCGTCCACGCCGACCGTAAACGTGACGCTGTTTCCGTTCGAACTAGAAATCTTCAAACATTTGCCAGAAAACCCAAGAATCTCTATGGTGTTGTTTTCGGCCATCACGGAAATGTCCATGTCATCAAGGGTTCCGGTAAAAGACACCTTTGTCCCGTTGGCATGAGCTCCGTAAGAAACAGACTCTATGTCGAACAAAGAAGGAACCGCCGCAGAAGCCTGTTTAGGAACATTTGCCGTGATAAACGCTCCTCCGGAATAATTTCCACCGACTCTCGTTGCCCAAACGTACTGCGCTCCCTGAGCGAAGGAAGCGGAAATACCGTCCACCAGTGGACCTTCTTTAAAGATGGAGACCGCGTCCGAAAGAGAAGTGATCAGATACCCCTGGTTGGGAACTCCGTCTTTTGCTGGACCCATCATCCCGATGACGTTCGCGCCTACAAGACCGACAGGCGTCAACGAAGAATCGTCTACGTATGTCGCCACCTGCGGCTTGATGTAATAACGTCCGTTGTAGTAAACTCCCATTACTATATCTCCTCTTTCTGTCTCAGTAAATACAACCTATAAATTAGCGTTATCAAGCCTTTATTTAAGGTAAGATCCCGGTCTCATTGATCGAGAAATCACCAAAACAAGCAGAAACGTCTATCCTATTTATCAAGCCGTAGAACATGTTAAAGTTCTCTATGTACCTAAACCTTACTATTACGTGAACATGAAAAACGTTGTTTGGAAAGTATTCAGCATCAGGAGCGAACCTGTCGAGCTGTACGTCCAATTCGTAAAAATTTGCGTCCTTTTGGTCCGAAGTCGTGTAATAGTGTTCCAGTATCATCTTGACGAACAGAGAAAGCAACCTGGTAAGAAAGATCTGTTTCGTAAAGACGTTTACCGAATATATACCGTAAGCGAGATAGCCTATCTCGTCCGATTCTTCGTAAGTGTCTCCGTTGACGTCCGTAGAACCAAGGAAATCCCCTATGGATTTCTCCGATTGCTGTTCTAGGTCCATCAAACAAACGATGGTCGGAAATTCCGCGGTCACGTTCGTGTAAGAAAGAGCATACTTTATCTTGTCGTTCTTTATGACGTCCTTAAACGCCTCTATGTCCGCCTCAGAAATATCGTCGCTGTCGAACATGGACTGCAATATCTTGTCAAATAACGCGTCGTTGTTCTTTATGTAGTCAAAATACACCTTTAATATACGGAGTATTCTTTGTTCGTTTAAAGGAAACACTTATTCCTCTGTGAGATCCTGTATGAATCTGCCTATGGACCTAACCCCAAAAGTACCAGGAGTAGACTTCTTAAAAGACTCCAAAAAATTATTCGCTTTCGAAAGTTGAATCTTGTACTCGTCCGTAGTATCAACCCCCTTCGCCCCGGAAAAATCCTCAAGAGGTTTAGGAGGAGAAGCAAGAGTAAATTTGGACCTCTCTGAGGCCAGTCTCTTTTCGGTGTTCTTCTTAGCCTGTTCGACAGAAACTTCCTTCCCAGAAACTTGCTTCTTCGCTTTTTCCAAAATAATTTCTACCGACCTGGCTATGTCAAGACCAGCATTGCTCGCCGCAAGAGCTGGAGCACCAGTTCTAGGATTGACGTGTTCGATTCTTTTTTTAGTCGTACCACCAAACTTGTCGGCCGTTATCGGCTTTATCGTAGCAGGAGATCCGCCCATCTTGGAGAGGGACCTCTCTCTAAGTTCCCTAAGTTGACCCGCAAGAAGTTCTGGATTAGGAGAACCTCCAGTAGGAGACTGGCCTATCACAGACTTGTGACTCTCTTCTCTAGAATCACCGGTATCAACTTCTGTTGGAGGACCTTCACCTGGACTGTAATAGGTTTGAGGACCATATAATCTTTTGGTTCTCTTATCATAAACATGCATGTCTGACTTATTTTTTGGAACTATTGCTCCATCTTCATCGTCTTCGTGATGAGAAGTAGCAAACCTAGTGCCTACTTCAGGAGTGTTGTTTCTCTGTATAATAGTCCGAGTTATTTTTTTCCTTTGTTCGCTCTTGACCAAATCAAGAAGATCAGAGACCGATTTCTTATCCGGAAAATCTTCTTTCATCTTAGTGGTTAGAGGTTTGACCGGACGAGCCCTGACCATCTTTCGGCCGTCAGGAGCGGTGAACGTCTTTATCTCGCCCTGTAAAGGACTGGGTCCCTTGTACCTGTTCTTCTCGTCCTCTTCTATGGCCTTCTTCCGTTCTTCGGCCGACATGTAAGTCTGGCCCCTCATCATCGTCTGAGAAGCGGACTTTTTAGGACTCTGGTCACCTCTCGCCTTCAGACCTTTTTCTAAATCACCATCAGCAAAAGACTTATCCACGCCATTTGCGATCAAAGTATCTCTATCGTAAGGAGACATGTGCGTCATCAAACGCCTGGCCGTCAATTCGTCTAGATTATCAAATCCCATGTGTTTTTTCCTAACCTACTATTTTGTCCCAACGGTGACCCTGACCGGCTCCACCCATGCGCGGCATTCCCGTCCTGTCCGTTTTGGCGTTTTCTATCTCGTCCGCGTGTGCCTTAGCTTCTCTTCTTCTCTTCACGGCTTCTATTTTACCACGAAGAACTTTGTCTCTCGTCTCTCTCGAAAAAGTCTTATACTGTCTTATTTTTTCTTCCTTTTTCTTATTCTCTTTTTCTTTACTCTTCTGTTCCCAGTGAGACTTGATTTTTGCCTTCTGCTCATCAGTTAGAGAATAACCTGGTTTATCAAGGAGTTGTTCGGTCGTAAAATCACCCTTAAGTTTCGTTCCAGCCTTCATGTCTTCGGCATCTTGTTCTATCTCTTTCGCCTCAACACTTTCTTCGTCATCATCTTTGTGTTGACCACGAATAGGTCTATCTGGTTCGTCAGGTTCAGAAAAATCAAGTTTATGTTTTGGATCGGTCTCTTTTTGGTGTTCTTTTATCTTAGAATCCGTAGTTCCTACAGTCCTGCCGATACCTTCAGATCCCATTTTTGGACCGGCCAATTGGTGTTCCCCAGGAGGTGTCTTGTCCTTAACGTATTGGTAGACCTTCCTTCGTTCTACCGACTGCTTCTTCTCGTCATCTGTCATCGAAGATTCCGCGGACTCGTCACCACCTTTTGGAGACTTGTCCCTTTTTCCGGCAGCCCTTTTTGTCTGTATGTGTTCTGAAGACGGAACCATTCCGGCGGCATGGTCTTCTGCCGTAGGTTTTCTTGTGTCGTAAGCCTTCAGAAGAGAGTAGAAGTCGTCCGACAGAGACGACTCCCTCTCCGTTTCTAGACTCTTTAAAACACGATCATAGTAGTAAGAACGGACCAGTCCTTTGACGGCCTTCTTTAGCGTACCGTACAGAACTAAGCATTCAGCGTCATTTTTGTCCATCTCGTCCTCGGTCCGTTTAAAATTACTGTTCTTGTCCCTGCAAAAAATCTTCTAAAATGTCCACAGAAGCCTTCACTAGGTCAAAATCTTCGCCTTCGCTCGCCCTTTTGTTCGGGGTAGCGTTTGGTTTCTTTATCCTGTCACGAACGCCCCAATAAGTCGATTCATGCCGCTTGGAAGATTCCTTTTCGCCCTCGTCCATGATCTCTTCCGCCTTTTTGTTGTCGGCAGATTCATGAGCGTGACGTTTTCTAGTGCCAGCCGCTATTTTGGAGTGCATCTCGTCCTGTGTCATCGAATGACCTTCGTTGACCTCTTTTTGCGTAGGAACCTGAGACGGTTTTCCCTTTTCCAAATACTCCTCGATCACGAAGATCGCGGCCTTCACCAAATCAAGGTCCTCGCCCTCGCTAGCCCTTTTATTAGGAGTAGAATTAGGTTTCTTGATACGGTCTCTCACTCCCCAATAGGTCGCCTCGTGACGCTTGGAAGAGTCCTTTTCGCCCTCGTCCATGAGTTCGTCCGCTTTTTTACTGTCGGCAGATTCATGAGCGTGACGTTTGCGGGTGCCGGAAGCCATCTTGGCGTGCATCTCGTCTTGCGTCATCGAATGGCCTTCGTTGACCTCTTTTTGCGTAGGAACCTGAGAAGGTTTGCCTTTTTCAAGGTAATCCTCAAGAACTACGATGGCCGCTTTGACGACGTCAAAATCCTCGTCGTCGGTAGACTTGTGGTCTAGACCGAACTTGCTGTCGTCACGGTCCTCGTCTTCGTCAGGAACTGTGGAAGAAACGTGCTCTACCGCCTCTCCAAACTTGCTCTTACCCTTTTTCGCCTTTTCCAAGAACTCGAACTCGCCTGGACCTGTCTTCACCAGCTCTACGCCGGAAGTTGGGTCCTGTGACTTCAGGATCTGGTCCTGAAGATCGGGAGTTAGGCTCTTGATGAAAGTGATCATCGTGAATTGGTCTTCGTAACGTAACATTACTTTTTCTCCTTCTTCTTCTTTCGGGGTTTGGAACCCTCTTCTTTAATAAGATCCAAGGGTTCGTCACCCGGACCACAGATAGCCATAGAAGTGCCAGTGCATTTCCTTATCGCCCTATTGTATAAATTATGTGTGGTTTTGAATAAATCTCCGCTATTTACAGAGTTTAGGACTTTTTCGCCCTTATCTTTCTCTTCTTCCAATCTCTTCCTTATCTTGACGTACCTCTCGTAGGTCTTCAGAGCCTTGTCTTCAGGAACTTCAGGACCGAAAAGCCTTTCTGACCTCTCGGAAATCGGTTCTTTTCTCGTTTTTTTAAGAAGATTTTCCAATCTCACCGACAGCTTAATTGGTTTCGGAACAGTAGAACCAATGTCAACTTCTTCTGCGTCTTCACTAAACTGCTGATCATTAATCTGTTGAGTCATGTCAAGTTTGTTCTGGTTCTTCACGTTCATTGTAGAAGCCGTCACATTACCGTGCATCTGTTTCGGCACTATCGGAGAAGAAGGTATCATCTTGCTCATATCTTCTGCGTAAGCCTTTAGTATGCTATCTTCTACCTTAGGAAAAATTAACTTTCCGGACCGAATGTGAGACATTTATAGTTTAACTCTCTCTCATATTAAAATAAATAAACGTCAGGAATCTCTAGTTTCATATGAACAACCCTAGGAAGATTCTCCCATGCTTGAACATCGCTCGGTTTGACTCCCCCGGCGGTAAAACCTCTGATCTCGTGGTTCGCACTTATGATTATGTAAGAAGGATTAAAACTGTAATATATTGAAAACGCAGTGCCGTCGACCGGCCTGTCGTTCCCATCGATCCAGTAAAGATTTCCGTCAGAATCTACGTCCACGTCTCTTTCTTCCTGGAAAGAATGCGAACAGTCATATTCTGTCCCGTCATTGTCTATGACCCTCATAAGGTCTATTATCTTGTACGTGAAAGAATATTTAGAAACAGAATCAGAAAAAACCTTCGGTTCTGACCTGAATGTGACCGAGTCCTTGAAGACCACCCTGTCCCTTATGTTCACCTTGTCCGTAGGGAGAACGTTGAGAGACGCGTATATGTTGGCCATAATTCCTTGTTCAGGAACCCTGTAGGTAAGCGTGGCCTCTTCCCTTTGGAAAGAATACGGTATAGCCTTGATGGCTCTGTTAAAAACGTACGCCCAACCGGTTCCGTTACACAGAGTACAGGAAAGTTTTTGAAACTTGTGTTCCTCTATCTGGGTCTTGATCGTACAAGGACATATCATGGTGTTGTACCAGTCCCAATTGGAACCGTACATATTTATGAAAGCGACTATTCCTTCCGTGTTGTAGTCGATCTTTATCGGTTTAAAGGATAGTCTTGCTGCCCCTGTGGCTATGGTCATGCTAAAGCCGCCATCCTGATGCCGTAGTAGAAATCCTTTAGCATCTTGACGAGGTTTTGGTTCTCTCTTTCATACTGTCTTACCCTGGCAGAATATGCGTGGTTTTCTGCCGAAAGAGTAGTGCTGACGGACTGCGAAAGACCGTCAACTCCTATGGAATAACCGGCAAGAGCCGCTTGGCCTCCAAGAGCTATTTCTCCAAGTACCGCCAAGACTCCTGAAGTCGCCAAGTTGCCTATGAGTTGCGCGAGAGCTCCAGGAATCTCGTCGCCTGGTTCAAATCCAGAATCGTACTTTACAAGTATGATTTGAGGAACGTACGACGAGGAAGAAAGAAGAGGCATAAACAATAAAAACTGATTACCAATTGACGCTGACGCAAGTATTCCGTAATAAGGAAGTAACTGAAGTTGAGAATTCTTCTTCTTAAGCTGTATCCATTCGTTTGGAATAGAAATCGTGGAAGTGATGATGTTGAGCTCAAGACTTTTGACCCTAATGCTCGGCCTCCTGTACATCTGAAGAAAACCGAAACCGGAAGTCCATTCTTCCAAACGGTAGTCGTGACGCTCTTGATTATCGGAATGTTTGTCTATATCTATTCCGAGTAAAATCTCTGCCTGGTTTTTTGCCGAATTTATGTAAAAATTAAGAACATCGTCAGTCACAAAATCGTTGTCGTAAGAGATCGGTATCCTGTACAGGAAGGTTTCTTTCAACCAGTCTGGTGTTAGATCACCGAACAGCATCTGTCACCTCAGTTCTTGAACGGTACGTAAGCTACAACACCGTGAGTCCCGGAGTCAAGAATAATTATGGTGTCTTTCCCCGGAACATGATGACAAAAAGGAGCGCTAGCAAAAAACGAAGAAAGATCCAACGGACCGGCACTACCGGAATAAGTGAACGCTGTCTCGTCTATGACACCGTTCGTACCAAAACCGATGGTCACAGTCTTTCCCGCAGAATAAAGAGCCGTTATTATGTTTCTGGTTCCGACTCCCTCGCTGGCAAGGACTATCGATCCCACTCCCGTTTTATACAAACTTCTGTATTTTATGATGGAAGCCGTATTGTAGGATATAGTCGGAAGACGACTCAGGCTCATGTCTATCGTAGGAGCAGTCATAAATTCTCCTTAGCCGATCTTTTCTTTAGTTTCTACTTGAATTTCTCCTACTTTTCTCTTTGGCTGTTTGGCAGAAACCTCTACATTTGGTGATTTCTCTTCGAGAGAATAAATCATGTTGTCTTTAGGGGTCGCAACCGTAACCGGAATGATCTCAATAGGTTTAACCTCGGAAGAAGATTCCTCTTTCCTGACAACTGAAGGATTCAGAACGTCTACGGGAGCTTTCGTTATGATCGGAGCTTTGTCTGGAGGAGGAGGAGAAGTCGGTTGTAAAACTTCCGGTCTCACGTCAAAAGTCACCTCTTTAGGAGCCTTCACCTGAGCAGCAAGAGTCTGAGGATTGATGAACTCGTTACCAACAACTGCTGGACCGTTATCCGTTAAAAGGACGGTCCCCTTACCTGGAACGTAAATGTAATCGGCCATGTCTTTTCTCCTTAACTATGACGTCTTGTTTAGTACGCCGTATTGAACACTATGTAATCGAAAGTAGACCCTTCCGCGTCGGCGTGATCGTCATGCGTTACAACAAAACTTCCGTCGACAACAGAAGAAACGTAAATGCCGCTCGTCACGTTCGCTCCTCCTGCGATCATCGTGGCCGCCTTGGCAGAACTTGGCGTTATCATAACGTGAGCACCCGCAAGAATTTTTGGATCAGTAACAGTCGTGGTTCCAACACCACTTATGGTCAAAGTCCCCTTGATGAACCCTATGAAATCAGAGTCGTGTCCGTGTCCTGGCCATTTTTGGACAGGGTGCGAAAGGACACTAGCACTCGGAGTTGTTTGAGTAGTCATTTTTATCTCCTATTATGGCGAATAGATTAGGTAGCTGAAAGTTTCCGTACCAGCAGCAGTACCATGTGTTAACGTAAAACTGACACCGTTACTAATGCTGGACACGTACAATCCAGTCACAAGAGCGGCACCAGCAGAACTGGTTGGGAACAAGAATATTCTCGCGTTCGTAACAGCTCCTGCGTCGGCTTTTGTGGTTGTCACTCCGCCTGTTAGTGTCAACGTTCCTCTGGCAGCAGCCGCGATTCCAGAATAACCGGAAGTACCTATTCCAGAGTAACCTGAAACACCGGAGTAACCGGACGCGCCAGGATTTGCTCCTGAATAACCAGATCCACCAGAATAACCCGAGTAGCCTGAAGCACTTACTCCAGAATAACCTGAGGTAGAAGTTCCCGAATATCCAGAAGTACCAGAATATCCTGAAGCACCGGCGCCAGAGTAACCAGAAACACCGCTGCCTGAATAGCCGGAAACACCGCTACCAGAATAACCTGAAGTACCGGAATAACCGGAAGCTCCATTGTTTCCGCTAATACCGGAATAACCGGACTTACCAGAAAAACCCGAATAACCGGAGGCTCCTGCAAAACCAGAGTAACCTGAAGTGGTGACTCCAGAATAACCGGAAACGCCGCTGTAACCAGACTTACCGGAATAACCGGACGTAGAAGCTCCAGAATAACCGGAAGTTCCGCTGTAACCAGAATCACCAGGATTTGCTCCGGAATATCCAGAGCTTCCGATAGCACCGGAGTAACCTGAAGTACCGACCCCAGTATAATCCGTTATTTCACTTAAGGCGTGAGCGTGATTATGAAATTCGTTTTCGTACTTAAAACCAGAAGACGGTATATAGTTTTGTGGCATATCTTTCCCCCATGTTAATTAAGAAAAAGGGGGACCACCAAGTTATCCTAGTAGTCCCCCCAGTTTCGCCTCGTGTTTACCTATACCTTTACGTTTTCTTCTCTGACCTGTTAGTTCCAGGTTAGAGGCTGATGTTGATCACTCTCGTCCATTTTTGCGGAACGAAGATGACCGGCATCCCGTAAAGAAGGATCATCCACTTATAAGCCGGTGCGATGGTAGCAAGGTCCATCTTTACCAGCGGAGCAAGTTGCCTGAAGGTCAATACGTCCGAAGTATTCTGACCGATGAAAGCCGTATAAGTATTCGGAAGTCTCCTTCCGTCCCAATCCACCGTGGTCACAGCGTTTCCTAGAGGAATTCTCTGTACCCAGTAAACAGTTGCCGCTTGCGCAAGCGCCTGAGTGGCACACATGGGACTAAGGAAAATGTTGACAAATTCCGCAGCGTCGGCATCATTAGTGTCGGCAGAACCTAGAGTGATTCTGATCGATTGCGTGGTACCGTTTAACTGAATACAAGCTCCGGCAATACCTGCTGGAACTGTTGCAACACCACCGTCACCTTCGTAACCACGAGTCTCGCCGTACTTGTTCTCGAAGGTGTAATTGACCTTGTACCATCCAGCTGCCGGAACGTATCCTGTAGTAGGAGTTCCACCGCTGCTGGCGGTCATCGTCTTGCCAATAGCCGCTGCCATCGTCGTGCTCTTCAAGAGCTTGGACGCCGTAGGAATCGTTCTGGTCCTCTGGAGGAAATAGGTAGGCTTTAGATTGACCTTACCGGCCTGAGTCATCAAACTGTCCACGTTGATGTTAAGCTGGGTGTTTCCCGCAGGAGAAGGAAGTACGATACGCTGAGCTGCTGTACCAGCGAACTCGTCATTGATCTTCGCCAACAGTTGGTACGGAAGGTAAATGTCGGTAGGGAAACCGAACTGGTCGACTACCGTCTGTGCCAAAGAGTTCACGACAGTCGTGAAAGGCGTGGTCGCCAAATTCACGTTACGCATGTCGTAGTTGTTTCCACCACCAGTACCGATTCCGGTCGCTCCACCGATCTGTTGATCGATGCCTGCCCATTCCACGTATTCGGAAGCGTCACGGCCTTTATCGTTACCCCAGAAGAGGGCGTTTTCGATCTGGCGAAGCATCCACATGATGCCGTTGCTGTTTTCCTGAGCGATAACATCAGGAACCATCGTACGAACCAGGGTCATAGGGTGAGAGACCGAACGGGTCGTTCCCACGTACTTGACCAGGGCTACCTTACGTAAGTAGTCCGACGTGGTTGAGTAAGGAAGTTCACCTTCCGTAACGAACCCGCCAGTCTGCATTCCGTAAGAAGTCAGCTGGTTGTATTCCTCGGCGGTGCTGTAAGCAGGCGTCTTAGGAATGTCTTTCCAGAAATTGATGTGCTTGTCGGTGAAAGTTATGACCTTCAGCGAACTGTCGAGCGACTGAACACGTAGTGCCGCGCCGCCTGTGGTACCGTCTGTTACGATACCAGCGGTTGAGACTCCCGCCTGGAGACCAAGAGAAGCAGCGCCTTCAAGCGCTTTGTTCAACTCTTGAACGTCTTGGCCGGACCCAATCCCGAATCCGTTAAAATCTAACATTTTTGTCCTCCGTTAGAGTTTGTTAAAGACCTAGAGAAGCTCTGATGTTCTCAGGTATTACGTTTATGTCCCCAGAAGTCTCAAATCTGACTACCACTTGAGGATCTACCCCTTGGCCCTTGATTGACATGTCAAGAAGAGCAGAGGAGATCTCTGACTTTGACATTGTTGAGGTGCCTTCCATACTGTCGTTCTTCACTATGTCGGACTTTCTAAGGACCGACTTGCGAACGGAGAGCGCCTTCGTGATGTTGGAAAGAACCTTTTCTACCACTTCCATCTTTCCGGCGTATTCTTCTACCGTTTCTGCATACTCGTTGTGCGATTTTTCCATGTCCTCAACCCTCTCGAGGGTCGCTTCAATGGAAGCGGCAAGACCGGTTCCTATGATTTCGGACTGAGAAGCCTTCGCAAAAGCGTCGGCGTATTTATCTTCAATCAAAGCAATGACTTCTTCCACGACGCTCTTGGCAATCTCCGCCTTAAACTGGTCGATATCAAGATAAACGGCCTCTGAAGAGGAAGAAGCTTTCTTGTGTTCTTTGGCTTCTTCTTCGGCAGACTCGTCTTTCTCGTGGTTTTTGTCTTTGTCATCCTCATCTTTCCCAAAATTCTTTTTTAGATTTGAAGAAGTGACAGACTTTTCGCCGCCTTCGTGTTTCTTGCTTTCTGGACGTGCTAGAGGAGCTTGACCTCCGCCTTCTTTAGCGAACTTGTATCCCTGCTCTTCTCCATCGTCTATTTCGACTCGAGGACCGCCTGGGTTTCCCTTATTTTGAGGATGAGTTCCAGAATTGGCTTTGTTCTTCTCTTTCCAGTCTTCGTCCTTTTTAGGAACACCTTGAATCGTGTGTTCGACGGCTTCTTGTGCCATGGCTTTATTGAGAAGATTGTCGATTTTTTCTAGTAATGACATGTTTTTCCTCCACTGTCGGTAATGTAAATTAACGGAAAATGTAAATTTTTCCTAAAAAATGTCGCTCTTTTCGAGAACATCAAAAAAATTATCCAATCCGCCAGCCTTTGTTATCAAACTTATGACTTCGTCAACCACAACGTCACTGGCTTTCGGATTAACCGATTTTATGATGTCGTGAAGTTCTTTTCTTGTTTCAAAAAGAAGAATAGATTTCTTCCTAAATTCATTTTCTATAGTTGGATCAGCCAATTCTTCTGTTTCTGGAGCTTCATCTTTTCTTTTGATCCTAACGCCTTCCAGAGATTGGGTTCTGGTGGCGGCATAACCGGTAGTTCCTTGTGTAACTATTCTGGGGGTAGAAACCGACGCCATAGCTCCAACAGAATAGTCTAACGCACTACCTGCGTCCTTTAATATATATTTTAAGATGTCGTCATACGAAGCAGGAACAATGGATTTGGTAAGATTGTCTATAGTTAACGTGGCTTTAATGTTAACCGGGATGTGAGTGATGGCGACATTAGTGATCCTTGCTTCCAGGATCTTGGACTTGTTCATTTCCGACCTTCTGGTGACCTTCCCCTCGATGGAAAAGCCCATATTCCTTGGATTACCTACGTCGTGAAGTTCGCAGATGAGATTCCACACGTGATTGGCCATCTCCGTCTTAAAAAGCATTCCCTTGACAAAAAGGCCCTTAGAATTTACGCTGGCTTCGGTCGGACATCCTATTATGTGGCTTGGAGAGTTGTTGTGCATCCAGTTGAACCAACCCTGGGACTTAAAATAACTTATGTCCAGACCGTTTTGGACAACAACTTCGTTATCGGTATCAACGTTGTCTGTAGATGCCATTCCTTTGATTATTCTTTTGGTAGCGTTCTTAAGGTCAACCTTCCTGGCCTTCAAAATGTCCGGATCAACCTGTTCTTCACATATGTGAAGGTCGTCAGAAAATACGTTAAAATCGTCTTCTATCAGAATTTGTGTCGCCATTAACGTCTCCAAAATGGATTGTTTTCATAACTATACATTAAGAAGGAAAGTTGTCTTTCCTCGCTAATTTATCGATTGACGACAAGTCGAGAAACAAAAATTTACGAGGTTCGTGTACATACATTTTAGGAAGGTGTATATTCTTATAAGTATTTAGAATCACACCTGGAAACCAGAAAACGAATAGAGGTACCAAATGAGTGACGGTAATGACGGATTAAGAGACATGCAAAAAGAACTAAACGATTTGAATCGGTTAGTAAGGGCAAAAGAAGGTATAATAGAGAATAATCCCCAACTGTCCAGTATCAAGAAAGTAAACACCGGTCTATCAATAGTAGAGATGGACAACGAAGAATTCTCCAGTCTGGTGGAAAAAGTTGCCACTATGCAGTTCGAAGGAAACAAGCGCCAAGACATCATGTTGTCGCTTGGATTGTCCAGCAAAGAATTCAAAGAAATAATTCTCAGTGCAGAATTCGAAGACATCAAACAGAAATTAGTCCAAGATAACAAAACATATCTCATGGCAAAAATCCTCGGTAAGTTCGACGACGCCATAAATACTCTGTCAGACCTTCTTGTCACCGCGGACGAAGATAAGGTTAGAATGCAATCAGCAGCCCTCTTGATAGAAAACGCCAAAGAACTGTTACAGGACGCTCTGAACGACAGGACCGCTTCTACCATATCACAAGTTGCCAAAGCAGCCGCTTCCGGTGGTGACGAGACCACGATCAGGCTGGCAGAATTCGTCATAGGTAAACGGAAAGAACGCGGACTTGACCAGTAAGACCGTTCCAGAATACACTCAAGAAGACATTGTAACCTTATGCCTTCAGGACTACAGGTTCTTTACCGAGACTTTCGTCTCTATCAAAGATAAGAAGCGCCAGATCATACCGTTTCTTTTCAACGATATACAAACGCAATTCTACGCCACGTACTTGAAACTCAGAAAGCAGGGAATCAGACAACACATCATATTGAAACCAAGACAACTCGGTTTCACCACGATGGTATGTGCCCTGTTTTTGGCAGAAGCCATTCTAGTTCCAAATACCGTTGCCGTCATCATCGCTCACGACGCAGAATCCACTGCCCGTATCTTCGAGATCACGAAACTCATGTACGACAACCTTCCTGACGAGATAAGACCGATTAGTAAGTACTCGTCAAGAAGAGAAATCGTTTTCGAGACCATCAACTCCAAGATTTTCATCGGCACCGCAGGATCCACAGGATTCGGTCGAGGAACCACGATCAACCTTCTGCACTGTTCCGAGTTTGCCTTCTGGGACAAACCGGAAGAAATCCTTCCTTCGTTAATACAGACAGTTCCGATGGAAAACGGAGTCATCATCTTTGAGACTACCGCCAACGGCTACAACCATTTTCACGACAGTTACATGGAAGCCGTAAACACATCAGAGATGGAAAGAAAGATAAACGACGTTCCTTACCCTCACTTCTACCGCTGGTTCGACCACGCTGAATACAAGTTTGAGATTGGATTAGAAGAACAGGCCTACATACAAGAGACTCTTACCGACGAAGAGAAAGATTTCATGACAGTTCACGGGGTTAATTTACAACAGATGGCTTGGAGAAGGTCGAAACAACAGACCCTAAAGGAAAAATTCCTCCAAGAGTACCCTGAAGACGACCAGTCTTGTTTCCTTTCTTCAGGAAAACCGTTCTTCGACAGAGAGATGATAAAGTCCATTGGTCTTTGGATAGAGGCTAATAAGGTTTCAGAATGGCAAAAAATAGAACAAGAAAAGATAAAGATCTACAAGACGTTCCAACCAGATCCTAACTTTAGGTACATACTCTGTGTAGATCCCGCCGAAGGTAATCCAACCGGATCTTCGTCTGCCGCCTATATGCTAAGACTACACAAGGACCCTGTAAGAATAGAGATGTGTGCTGAGATAAGCGAAAAGATACCGATGCCAAAGTTTTGGAGGCTTGTATATCACCTAGGTTCTCTTTACAGACATCCACAGTTGGTAATAGAAAGAAATAATCACGGACATCTTCTGTGTTATTGGGCCGTAAACGGACTATTGCAAGATGGAACAAAAGTACTAGACAAATATCCTAATATATATCATGGAACAGACGGAAAACCTGGTTTTGTGACAAACTCTGCCACCAGGCCTTTAATATTGGACAATCTTTCTGAGGTCCTTAGGAACAACATGCTGGTGGTATATAGCAAGATATGGTTGGATCAGGCTCTGAGTTTCATATATTCTGATAAGAACAAACCAGAGGCAGAAGCTGGCAAAAGAGACGACTCCATCATGGCGGTCGCTATTGGAACTTTCATCCTCATCAACCAGAAACAGACTTCTAGCTTTAAGTTCTTAAACGCGGACCAGTTTCCAGGATCAGGAGTTGTTTCACAGACAGAAAACAAAAAGACAATGTACGACGACCGACTTTCCGTATATAAGGAACAACAAGACATGAACAGGAACGAACACATAAGGTTCCTATTACCAGACACGGCAGAACTAGTGGACTATAAGAAATTTTTATGATAAAAATAGGAGTTCAGTATGGCACGTAAAAAGAATTCGACTTTAACTGGTCCTCTCTTTGTAGAAAACGGGAATACAGAGGACATTTCTAAGTCCAAGCAAGTTGAACTCTCTGGCGGAAAAATAGTCGGAGCACAAGATCCTGTCGAACAGAAACCGGTATCAAAATTTTACGATCCGCTATTTGTTCTCGATTATCTTCAGTTCAAATCAAAGAACACGGCGTGGTCTCTTTCTTACCAGCTTTTAAGAAAGATCTCGTACAGGAACGGTATCATAGCCTCCATCATAAACACGAGAATAAACCAAGTCGCTCTGTTCTCCAGCCAGTACCTCACTCCTAACGATAGGATAGGTTACACAGTTTACCCAAAGGACCAAAAGTACAGTCATCTCTTAAGACAAGCAAATCCTTCGCTTCCTCCTCAGACCATGGGAGAAGAAAAAGTAAAAAAGATGATGTATCTTATGGATTTTCTAGAAAACTGTGGAGACAAAGAGACTCTCGGTAAAGATCCAGAAAGACCGAATTTCATGGAATTCTTGAAAAAGATAACTAGGGACAGTCTTACTTTTGATCAACTCTGTTTCGAAATCGTTAAAGACCCAACAACAAACAAGCCTTCTGCTATCTATCCAGTAGACGCAGGAACCATCAGGATCGCGGACCCAAAGACGAAAAGAGATAAAGGAATTTATTTCGTACAGTACTTGGACGGCATCTTATACACAGGTTACACGTACGAAGAAATGGCTTTCGCTCTCAGAAATCCGACCACAGACATCAGAACGAACGGTTACGGAGTTTCTGAAATAGAAATGTCCCTTAACTACATAGCGGCACAAATTTACGGAGAAGAGTACAACAAAAAATTCTTCACGCAAGGTTCCGCACCAAAAGGAATCTTGAACGTAAAGGGAACTTCTCTTCCCACGGAAGAACTTGACGCTTTCCGCAGAGCATGGCACTCTCAAATAGCCGGAGTAAACAATGCCTGGAAAACTCCCATCATAGCCTCAGAGGGTGTTGAATGGATAAACTTTAACCAAACCAATAGAGAAATGGAATTCGGCAGGTGGTTAGAATACCTCGTGAACGTCATCTGTGCCATATACCAAATAGACCCGGTAGAAATCAACTTCCCAAATAAAGGTGGAGCTTCCGGTGGAGGAGCACAATCAAGAAGTTTAAGCGATTCTTCTGCCATAGAAAGAATAAAGTTTTCCAAAGATAAAGGACTCGTTCCTCTTTTAAAATTCATGGAAACTGTCATAAACAAGTACATCATCTACCCCTTGACCGACGCAGAATGGGAATTCAGTTTCTACGGTTACACCGACGTGATCGACGCGCAAAAGATGAACATGGAAACCCAGGAAGTAGGTTATCTCAGAACGGTGAATGAGATGAGATCCCAATACGGTCTGAAGCCTTTGTCCGGCGGAGACGTCATCCTTAATCCTACGTACGTACAGTACAAGATGCAGAAGGAACAACTCAACGCGGAACAAGGAATACAACCTGGTGGTGACGAAGGTGGTGACGTTGATCCAGAAGGAGAATCTGAAGACGATACCCACGCCGATGACGTGTCGGCAGGTGGTAACGATAACGAAGAATCTTCGGAAGAATACGAAGGCGAAAGCGATTTTAATACCAGTGTTGGTGGTGGGATGACAGGGGGAAGTGGATTACCTATCGGTGGTCATCCTCCATCTTCGAGTTAACAATAAAACAAACTACGTGTTCCGAAATATAAAACGGCATTAGTATAATGCCAAATATTGCAGAGGTAACAATGGAAACAACCACAGAAAAAACATCTATCACAAAGATCATGAGCGTGTTCTTTCCTATAAAACCGCTTTCTCACAAATTCAGCAACGGGTTTATAGCCAACCAGATAACACAATTTATTCCTAGACTAAAAGAGTTTACAGAAAAGGTCCTCGTTTACAGGATAGATAACGAACATTTTTACACGTTTGACTGGGGAAAAGAAAAGTTCGGAGACACCTTTGAGGTTGTCACCAACAAAACCATAGTCCTAATGCTGTCCATAGACAAGACCAAAAACTTGGAACTGAGCGGATTGTTGGACCAAGAACTCATAAAAAACGTAAACATAATAAGGGCTCACAGAAAGAAAATAGACAAGAAAGAACAGAAACCGTCCTACATATTCTATACTATAAACTCGACCAAACTGTTGAACAACATGATAGAAAAAATCTCTGCCATCGACGAATCCAGTGGAACCTATTTCATCCTTGGAGCCAACAGTGCTAAAAGAAGAGAATTGGACATAGAAAAAGCTTTGACTACAGAAAAATTATGCATCATGAATTACCTGTTTACGGTGGATTTCACAAAAAACGCAAGCGAGGAGAGTTTAAATGAATTCCTAAAAAAGAAAGTTGGAAGTAGTCTCAACAACATAACCACAAAATAAAGAAACTCAGTGTACAACTAAACAGCATAATGTACAATATAACAAGTAGCATAAAAAGGAGTTTGTATGAAGATAAGAGCAAAAGAGACTTTTGAAAAAAAGTTCACGGCAACAAAGAACACGGTCTCAACAAACGGATCAGTAGACTATCTAAAGTTCCTCAAAAACAACGTTTATTCATTTCTCATCGTTCCCAAAGTCGTCTCGATAGACTTAGAAAAAGAAGAAGTCGAAGTCGACTACCCGTTCGAAGAGGTCAACACGCACTTTGGACTCTACGATCTTGCCAAAGCAAGAGGAATGAGAGCACAAAGAATCAACTGTAAAGGATGCGTCGTAGACAAGTGGCTTGCGGAAAATAAGGTCCCAAAATCTGTGTGGAAGATAGCCGTTCCTACAAAATTCTTTAACGCCTACGTCATACACGACAAAAAGATCAAGATAGCTTCATTCCAGGATTACCTATACGTAATACTTCTTGACAAGATATCGAAAATAATGACCGAAGCAAACATGAACCTAATAGACGTCTTCCGTCATAGAGTAAAAGTGTTCACAAACCCAGAAGGCAGATTTGACGTCTCGATGGAGATGGATAATCCAATCAACTCAGAATCTGCCGGTTACTTAAACGTCCTTAACGTAGTAAACAAAAAACCTCTTGACCTATACATAGAGCAAAACATCTGTGCAGAACCAGAATTTATGTCAGATATCCTTAAGCACCTTAAAGATTATTGTCAAGAAGTCATTGATTCTGAAAGAGACGAGAAGAGAAAAGAAAAGATACAAGAGAACACTGACACCCTTAAGGCCGCAGTAGACGGTTTCAAAAAAGATGACGATTTACCACCGAACGAACCCGTAACAGATATACCAACCAATAGCGAAGAGGAACCATTCTAATGGCAAATAAATACCAGAGATTTGAGTTTAGACAATACGAATCAGAAGTTCCTGGAATATTTTTCTTGGACCAAGAGACTGGTGAGATTTATGAATTTTATAAGGATTATTCGAAATCAGTTCCGAAATTTAACACAAGAAGAATAGCCAACCTAGAAAGAGGCAAAGATGAAAATTAAAGGCGGAAATATGGTGTCAGGTGGAACTGACACGGATAAACTCAGAAGCATCATCTACGGAGTTCACGGGGACGAACAGAACGAGATAGAGTCTTTCGATGTCATACCTACAGGGATAGCTACTCTTGATAAGATACTTGGAGGAGGTTTCATCCTTGGTGGAACGGTAGAAATCGCAGGTCTAGAAGCTTCGGGAAAATCTACTTTGGCCGCAATGGTCACTGCCCAAGCGCAGAAGAAAGGTTACCCGGTAATTTATCTGGATACGGAAGCTGCCATGTCCATAGCAAGACTTAAAAACATAGGCGTAAACACCGAAGACCTAATCTATATGCAACCTCGGTGTTTAGAAGATGTGTATAACATGGTAAAAACTGTCGTAAAGTCCAAGATTGTGGACAAAGCGTTTTCTGGTCCGGCTCTCATAGTGTGGGACAGTCTTGCTGCTACTCCTGCTCTTAAAGAGGTAGAAAGCGAAGACTACGACAAGGAAATGGCCATAAGAGCCAGAGTAAACTCCGCAGGACTGAGAAAACTCATAGTTCCTCTGTCGGAGGCCAAAGTTTGTTTCCTCATCGTAAACCAGTACAGAGAAAACGTAGGAGTGATGTTCGGAGACAAATACTTAACTCCTGGAGGTCATGGTCCCAAGTACGCCGCCATCCAAAGGTTAAAGATGGCAAACGTGGGCAATTACGATATAGACAAACCGGCCGGAATAGTCGGAAAGAAGGTCGACTTCAAGACCATCAAGAACAAAATACACCAACCCCTGTTGGAATGTACGGCGATATTCAACAACAACATCGGCATGTTTGATCCTGCCCAGACTGCTTTTGAACACCTGAAAGAGAACAAAAGAATAAATTCTAACGGTCCGTCTTGGATCCTCAACCTTAACGAGGACCTTGGAAGCCAAGAAGGAAACATAAAGTTTAAAAGAACAGAGTTTGTTCAAGTTTACGAAGAAAACAAACAAAGAATTTACGAGGTCCTCTAGTGCAACCATGTATTTTAAAAACGAAGAGGTCGAAGAACGAGTCCTAGAATACCAGAAGACGAGAGACATTAAAATCATAGAGGAACTTGAGCCCATATTCAAAAACCTTATAAACGGCGTAATAAGCAGGTACAAGCTCCTTAGAAGAAACTACATAAACGACGACCTATCGCAAGAAGCGTGGGTCGGCATAATGGAAGCCATCCATAAATGGGACAAAACAAAGGGAGATGCGTTCTCATTCTTTACGGCCATATCTAAGAACAAGATATTTTGGTACCTAAAGAACCAGTACAAAGACACGTCCATAACCTCTGACGAACCGATCACCGTAAACGTGGACGATAACAACTCCAACTTTAACTTGTATTCCGGAAGCCATCCGGAAAACTTTGAACGAACTTATTCTGTCGTAGAATTCATAACCAAAATAAAACTTAGCGATCTAAAAACAAGAAGCACCGATGAGAACAAAAAAATCCTTGAATGCATCAAAGCGAAGGTCATATGTAACGAAGGAAAATCAATAGACAACATAATTTACGCCGACCTGATAAGAGAGATTCAAAAAGAAACCAAGATACCTAAGAAAAACATAAGACATATCTTGGAGAAAATATACAAAACGTACGTTGGAGAAAGAAAAAAATGAGCGACATACTCATAATCGACGGTTCTAACTTCTTCGTCAGAGCTCTTTACGGAATGTCTTCTTCTGGACCCTTAACAAATTCACAAGGACAGGAAACAACCGCCATATACAATTTTCTTGTTGGACTAAGGTTGAGAGTCTCCGAAGAAAAACCGGAAGAAACATACATAATATTCGATTTTGGAAGAGACACCAGAAAGAAACAGCTGTACAAGGACTACAAGGCAAACAGGGACATAAATCTCTCAGACTTAAGCGGTTCCGATTACGACATAGCAGTAAACAAGAGCGAATCGTTCAAAAGACAGAAATCTGTCATAATAGACATCCTAAAAACCCTTCCGGTAAAGTTGGTCCTCCTGCAACAGATAGAAGGAGACAGCCTAATGGCCTACGTAGCCAGACATTTTTCTGATAGAGATAAGACCGTGACCATAGTTTCCAACGACAGGGACTTCTACCAGCTACTGTGTAAACCTAACATATGCATGTGGAACCCACACAAAAAGATAAAGATAACGCAAAAAAATCTCACAGAAGTATCCAAAGTGGACATCCCTCCTCCAGCCTGGAGAGTGTTCAAATCCATAATAGGAGACAAGGGAGACAACATCATAGGTCTTCCGAACATCGGTCTCAAAAGAGGACAAGAGATACTGGATCTCATAGTAGCGTCAGGACACGAGTGTCCGACCACCATAGACCAATTGTTCACCGTCTTTGACGAATCCAAGGACCATCCGGAATACGAGAAACTTGTAAAAAAATTCGGTAAACATTTCACGGAAGAAAACAAGAAACTTCTCGCCATGAATTACGAACTTGTGGACCTTCTTGACTGTACCTTCTCTCCACAGGCCTTATCCGTGATATACAAAGCGATAGAGAGCAAACCGTTCTACAGCAAGATGGAATTTGTTCAGCACCTGATAAGAGAAAACATAAACAGCCTTCTGGCTTCTACCGACAAATTCATAGACCCGTTTACGGACATGTTACCTAAGGAGAGGGCCTAAGTGTTCCTTCTGTTATATTCAGACCCACATGCAGCCAACATATACCCTTTCAACGTAAAAAGAAGTAAATTTGTCATATCCGAATATTCCAGAGTAGACGAACTTTACTCTACTCTTGCTTGGATAGCCACCGTCGTGAAAGAAAGAGGAATAGCGTTACCCATAAACCTTGGCGACACGTTCCATCAAGCCTTGCGCTTCTACGTGGAAAGGTACAACACCACCATCAACGCCATCACGACCATAAACAAGTCGTCCACGAGTCAAATGGGAATAGTCATAGAGGGGAACCATGATAAGAGTGATAACGTATCCGCTGTGGAAACGTTGGAGAACTATTCCAATACGACCCTTGTGAACAACAGCATAAAAATAAAGTACATAAGCGAGATAAACTCCCATTTCGTCTTCGTTCCGTACATAAGAGACCACGAAAAACTAAAAGAAGTGTTCAACAAGCTGTACGAAAAATTCAAGAAGAACAAATCACACAACGTCTACGTCTTCTGTCACATAGACCTGAAGGAACACATGGAAACTTTACACGCTTCTTCGTTCCAGGTTAGCCAATGTAACTCTTACAACGATTTACGCTTAGACATATATGCAGGAGTCTTCTCCGGTCACATCCACAACAAAATGAAGATAAGGGACAACTTCTACTATGTCGGTTCGTGTTTGAACCAGAATTTTGGTGACAGGCTAGAAAAGAAAGAAATAGCGATCCTAGAAATCACGTCTAGCGGGTACAACATAGAGTTCATAAAAAACCCGTATTGTCCATTATTCGTACAGTTGAACCTTGAAGACGAAGAGAAGACTGACAAAAAGATGGAAATCATCGAAGAAGAGTTGAAAAAGTATACTTACACCAACGTGTATGGTAGAATATTTACTCTTAACGATGATTCTGGTAGAAAAAAAGTGGAAGACTTCATGAATAAGTACTTCCACGTCTTTACTTCTTACGAAGTCAAATGTCTAGAAAACGAAGACCAGATCACAGAATCTGACATAGAGTCTGCAGGAGTTTCCGCCATAAACATCATAGACCTCATCATAGAACAAGGAGAAAAAGCTCTTAACGAAAGCGGAGTCGACGTAGAACTAAAGGAAAAATACATAGATAGGCTAAAGACCCTTTGTCAACTAAATTAAAATGAGTATTAAACTAAAAAAATTAACCATAGAGAACTTAAATTCGTTTAAAGGCAAGCACGAAATAAACTTCGCAGAGCACCAGGGGAACCTCGTGTTCGTGAAGGGGATAGACCTCCTCGACATGTCGTCCAACGGTGCCGGTAAGTCCACCATCATTGACGGCATAACTCTGGCCTTCTTTGGAAAATCCATAAAGAAGGAATTAAACCTTGACGACCTGATATGTATAGACTCGTCTGAGAAATTCTGGAGATCCACCCTAGATTTCGTGGAGTCCAGCGACGGCAAGGTATTAGTAGAATACCGCATAGTTAGACACAGGAGTCCTCCAAACACGACCGTAGCACTTTACGTTGACGGAGAGATAGTTTCAAAAGACCTGACCAACACGGAAACCCAAGCAAAGATAGAGAACGTTCTTGGAATAGACTACTTCATGTTCATGAACAACAACGTCCTGAACCCGGAACTGTTCAAGTTCATCAAATCTTCCAGCACCCAAAAGATAGAAACTCTAGAAAGAGTTCTCAATCTAAACATCATATCCAAGATGTACAACATTCTTTCAAAGAACGAGACCACAGACCAGGAAACCTACAAGGCAATAAATACGGAGTTTTACGCATTAGAAAAAACCCTGGAAGGTCTTCTTAAACAGGAAGACGAAGTTAGAAAGAACGTGGAAGAACAGATAGAGATCCTGATAACCAACGTTGAAAAAAACAAAGAAGTCCTAAAGCCAAAACAAGAAGAGCTTAAGAATCTTCAGGAAAAACTATTAGAAAAACAAGAGGAAGTAAAAAAATACGACGACAGAATAAACGAAATAGTAGAACTCATATCCCCCTTGGAGTTTGAAAAGAAAGAACTCATTAAATCCATAAAGTTCTACGAGACCAACGAAAACTGTCAAACCTGTGGTCAGTCTTTACCGGACAGACAGGAAATCATAAACACAGCAAAAACCAGAGGTAAAATCGTTAAGGAAGACATAGCAGAATTAGAGTGTAGAAAATCGGTGTTTTCTGCGGTGAACCCACACAGAGAAGAAGAAAACATAGAAAAGACAATTAGTGATATAAAAACAGAGATTCAAGGACTGAACTACAACATAGAACACGACGAAAAAACAGTCAAAAATATGCAGTCCCTGACGTCCCAAGCAACGCAGATAGAAGAGACAAAAAATAAAATAAAAGAGATGCAAAACGAGCATTCGGAGGCCAAATTTAACCTGAAGGCGACGTCGTTCTGGAAAGAATTGTTGACGCCCAAGTCTCCTCATAGGATGAAACTTGCCGGTGACCTGATCAAGGTCCTGAACATAAATATCAACAAGTTCATAGCTAACTTCTACACGAAGGACGTAAAATTCAATTTTGTCGTAAACGATAACAGTATTTCCGAACAACTAACCATATCCGGGAAAAAGATCAAATACGATCAGATGAGTTCTGGAGAGAAACAGAAGATCGATATCATCATCGTACTTTCTCTTCTGGACATAGCGATGACGTTCTTTAAGAACAATCGCCTAAAATTTCTCATAGTAGACGAAGCTACAGATCATCTTG